AAAGAACTAGAGGATGCGTCAGCTCATCTAGAGAAAATTGGATATTATAACAACTGGAGTCAGGAATATTATGCTGACACCGTACTTAAACGACAATCATATAGGAGGATATATGGCAAGAGGAATGAAAAAGCGTTCAAAAAAGAAACCTATGAAAAAAGGAATGAAAAAAGGAAAGAAAAAGACCAATAAGAAGAAAAAAGGTCTTTTAATAATGATGGGCTAATGGCTAAAAAGAAAGCAATCCCAACGAATAAAGCCTTGTACTCACGTGTCAAGGCAGAAGCAAAGCGAAAGTTCAAGGTCTATCCTTCAGCTTACGCAAACGCATGGCTTGTTCGCACATACAAAAAACGTGGTGGCGGTTATAGGACTGCGTAATGGCTAAACCAACAGGGGGATTGACTGCATGGTTTGGCAAAGGACCAAAAGGGGATTGGGTTGACATAGGAGCACCGAAGAAAAAAGGTAAGTTTCAAAAGTGTGGGCGTAAATCTGCGACTGGTTCTAAACGTAAATACCCAAAATGCGTGCCAAGATCAAAAGCAAGAAGCATGACAAAAGCTCAAATACGTTCTGCTGTGTCAAGAAAACGATCAAAAGCACAAGGAGTAGGCGGTAAACCAACTAATGTTGCAACTTTTGTAAGGAAAAAACGAAATGCCAAGAAAACTAAGTAAAAAACAAATGAAAATAGCTCGTATTGCCGAGCCAAGAGACAAAATTACTGCTGCTGACTTCAAAAAACTTCGTAATCCGAAGAAAATGCAAGATAAAAAGCGAAAGTTTATGGTTTAATGTCCATAAATTATCGTGGTGAACGATTTTCTGGATATAACAAGCCCAAAAGAACACCTGGAAAGTCAAAAAAGTTCGCTGTACTTGCAAAACAAGGCAAACAGGTCAAATTAATACGTTATGGAGACCCAAATCTTTCCATAAAGAAAGCACAACCCAAAAGACGTAAATCTTTTAGGGCAAGACATCGGTGTGATACTGCACCACCATCAAAACTAACCGCAAGATATTGGTCTTGTAAGAATTGGTAATATGAAACAAAAAGAATTAATTAGAATAGTAAGACAGCTACAAAGACAGTCTCGACTTAGACAACCTCGTAGAAAAAACGTATTCTTTGACCAAAAGGGTGTACTTGGAAAAGGCGTACAAAAGAAATATTCAACCGCATCAATCGGTGATTTAATGAAAAAAATTTATGGCAACAGGAGAAAAGCATGAAGAAACTAAACGAAGTAATTAAATGGTTACAAAGTTATGAACTATGGGATATTAAAGATTACACCATAGCCATATTAGCAGCCATTTTTCTTGTAACATTTATGGTATCGTTTGCATAATGCAAAAAGGTGGAAGAAGACCAGGAGCAGGTAGACCTAGAGGTGTCACCGCAGGAACTAAGCATCAAAGATTAGATGCAATGCTTAAAAAAGGTAGTAAAACACCTTTAGAGTATATGCTGAACATCTTGAACGACAAAAAAACATCACCTGAAAAGAAGATGTGGGCTGCTGAAAAAGCTGCACCATTCGTACATCCACGACTAGCCTCTGTTGACCAGAAGGTACAAGGCGATAAAGACGAACCATTAGAGATAGAAGTTAAATGGAAGGAATAGTTTGAAGATTGAAATACCTTACAAACCACGACCCTTACAAAAAGAATTACATAGCAAACTAAAAAGATTTAACGTAATTTGTTGTCATCGTAGGTTTGGCAAAACTGTATTTGCGATAAATCATTTAATTAAGACAGCACTTGCAAAAAAAAATTCAAGACTTGCATACATAGCTCCTACGTACCGACAAGGTAAAAACGTAGCGTTTGACTATCTCAAAGAATACACACAACCACTTATGACATTAGGTGGTAGTAGACACGAAACAGAATTAAAGATTGATCTTTGGAATGGTTCCAGAATACAAATCTTTGGAGCAGACAACCCAGATGCACTGCGTGGATTAGGATTTGATGGGGTTGTTATGGATGAATTTGCTTTAATGTCTCCTAGAACATGGACTGAAGTTGTTAGACCTGCTGTCTCAGACAAACT